CAATCGGAAGTTGGAAGTCCGTGCGCCCGGCCGTGACATACTCCACGGGGCAACATAGAACCGTGGCCCACCACGCATGAGAGAGCGGCCATACTTCCGCGCTCGTCAGTCGGTGATGCAAGGCTTGGCGAGATAGTCCAATCCGAACCGACAAGGCCGACATTGACCCGTAGATAGCCTTTGTCCGAGCGCGAATCATCTCGCCCGATGCGGCGTGAGCCTGCCGACATTCCTTCTTTCGCGTTCTGCCCGTCTGCGTCTTACCAATCAACACTTCAACCTCCTACTTTTTGGGGGGATACCCAAAGTTGTCCACTAGGGTACACTATTCTGTCAACCCGTCAAGGACTTCTTGACTTTCCGATGCAATCGGTTGCGCGAACAGGTCAATCTGTTCGTCGTTCGCCTTCTTTCGCAGCACTTTGAGGCTCGCCCCGGACTTTGGTGCAGGCTTGACTACAACCTCGTCTGCAACCCCGCTGTTGCGAAGCGCAAACTCGATGCGAGCCTTCGCTATCTCCAAGTAGTCAGCATCTTGTTCGATGCCGATAAAGTGAAAGCCCTCGTACATACACGCCTTGCCTGTGCTGCCGCTGCCCATGAAAGCATCTAGCACCACTCCGTTCGGAGGCGTGATAAGGCGACATAGATAGCGCATAAGTTCCGTGTGCTTCACGGTCGGGTGATGGTTCTTGACCTTGTTCGCCGTTCTGCTCGCGCCTGCGCGTGGGGAGTTCATACCTGCCGAGCCTTCTTCTCGGTCAACCGCTTCTGCACCTGTTCTATCTACAAGATGTTCGCAGCCTTCGTCTCGGTCGTTCCTACTTGCTTTAGCACAGTAGAAGAACCGAGCCGCGCTGCCCTTTTCTTTGTCCGTTCCTCCGTCAGCCAAGTTTTGCAGGCCGTGTTTGTAGAGGCCACCGTCTCCGGGGTGCTTGTAACTCCAATGACCGCCACCGCTTTCGGGAAACCCCGCCACCACTTCGTCGCTACCGTCCGTGATAACATTCGCAGGCCACCTTCCTACAACGGTCTTTTCACCCGACTTCACATTGCGGCCACCGCCTGTTGTCTCAAAGCCTCCCGAAACCATCGTCAAGTCATAGGTGCGTTCTTCTGTTCCAATACGGCATTCGTCAATGTTCAGCGCACCCGTTCCATGCCGTAGCACATTGCCTGCTATGGTGCCGTCAATGGGCTTTCGGAGCAACCACCAATCTTCAGCAGCAGGCTTCAGCGCGGTTCCCCAACCTTCCCATTGCTTTGCTTTGTCAGTTGCCGGGGCTGTCACGGGAACCTGTATCGGCTTCTGAACAATACCAACGCCGCCTCGCGCAATCCCGCCGTAGCCCTGATTATCTTCAACGCCAACGCCAACTGAATAGCCGACCACTTCGCGCTTCGCTCCCGCAGACTTGTCTATCGCCTTGCTCACATCGAGCGACTTCGGGAAGCCTGTGCCAAACAGATGCACCACCTTGTCTCGCGGCTCCCAACCTGCATTCTCCCACGCTATGCCTGTCCAATGGGAAGTACGAGGCAAGGCCCACACAAGCGCGTGACCGCCCGGCTTGATCACCCGCAGGCATTCTTGCGCAATAGATTGCATCCACGCAATCCAAGCGTCACGGCCACCCTTGTCCGTATCCCACTCGCGGCCCATAAACGCGATTCCCGCAGGCGGGTCGGTGACGATAGCATCAACCGAGCAGGAAGGAAGCGTCTTTAGGACTTTGAGGCAATCGCCGTGGTGCAATGTGAACTGCGTCATGCACTCTTTCTCGCTTCATAGGCCGCAATCCGTTCACCGATCCACTCCATGCAGTTGACCGCCATGCTGTTGCCAAGTGCCTTGTAGCGAGGACCGTCTGCGGCAGGCTTTCCACGGAATGGGATTGCTGTCCAATCGTCCGGGAAGCCTTGCAGCCGTTCACACTCGCGGGGCGTGAGCCGACGAACAACATAGGGAGTGGAAGGCACCATACAAGCGGGTGCGCCGTGTCCTCCTGCTGTCCTCAAAGGAACATGAACATCACCCGTTATGGTGTTGTTGTAGAGGTCAACCCCAACCGCCTGCACTTGGTCTTGCAGAGCAACGCAAGAACCGCAAGCGCGTTCCGTGATTAGCGTCTGCGACACATCTTCGCTGTCTGCGGTTGCAGACCGCAAGGCTACCGTTCCTACCGCTTTGGGCGTTAGAGTCTGTTCGGGTATCATAACTGCCGTGTAGCCCTGCCCCGGCTTGCCGCCACCGCAAGTCAGCGGGTTGGAAACGTCGCTGAAAGTCACCGTTCCAAACCCGTTTTCTTGGATAGAAACGGCCTGCATTGCAACGGCTTGCGCCCCGGTGCAATCTACCGTGTAGGCGGGGTCACGTACACCACCGATGCCAAGCCCATTCTGTTGCTTGCCAATCTCGCGCCCGTCTTGAAGCGGATAGGCGACTATCGTTTCACTACCTCCGCCAAAGGTGCCTCCTGAAGCGCGAATCGTTCCAACCCCCACCTTCCATTCTCCAAACCCCTTGCCCGTGTACGGCATCAGATTCGGATGCTCGGTGACAATCGGATTGCCCGTCACGCCGTCACGCCCACACGATGGTCCTTTGTGGTCACGGGCTGACAAGGTAGTGGCAACTTCTTGGTTGAGCGCGTATCGGCTAATCTCAATAGGTGCGCGAGCAGGAATCATGCGCCCCGTGCAAGCATCTTGCAGCGTTTCGCCTACCGTTCCCGCGCAGATTGCACCTACCGTTTCATTAGTTGAACTGACTGCATCAACGCTTGCTTCAATGATAGCGGCAATGTCTTTTCCCTGTTTTCTGCGCGTTTTAGTATCCCTGCACACGCTTTCGCGGTCAAATAGAACTTCTGCGGCACTTCGGCTGTCTCCAAGACATCCGACAACGAACACACGTCGCCTTCGCTGCGGGACGGCGCGTGAATGCCTGTGTGTTCTGCACCATTGAGCGTCCAAGACCCGGTAGGCCCACCCATACCCCAACTCCCCCAATGCCCCGAGGAAGGTTCCAAAATCCCGTCCTCCGTTCGATGACAAGACACCGGGGACATTCTCCCACACAATCCATCGAGGCCGTAGACGGTCAGCGATTGCAAGATAGGTAAGCATGAGGTTTCCTCGCGGGTCGGCAAGCCCTTTGCGAAGTCCTGCAACGGAGAAGGATTGGCAGGGGGTTCCTCCCACAAGAAGGTCAACTGATCCGGGTGCAAGCGGCCACGTTTCATGTTTCGTCATGTCTCCAAAGTTAGGAACATTCGGGTAATGGTGCGCCAATACCGCCGAAGGGAACTTCTCAATCTCGGAGAAGCCCACGGCCTCCCAACCAAGCGGGTGCCATGCGACAGAGGCCGCTTCGATACCGCTACACACGGATAGGTATCTCATAGCCTCACGACTGCATTCTTGCTGTTCATCTTCCAACCTCCAACACGCACCACAGGGTACATCTCCCCATAGCACAGGTTCCTCGGTCGTCAAGAACTTCCGGTTAGAAGCCTACCGGGACATTGCCGCCATCGTTGTCGTCGTCCTCGTCCTTGACCGTCTGAATGATGCCCATTCGGTCGAGGTAGTCGCGCTCGTCTTGGACAAGTTGCCGCTGCCGATTCCGTTCACGGAGCCAACAGGTACTACACAGATGTTTGGGCCGTCTGCCGCTCCAATCTACCCGCGCAAAGTGAACATAGTCCTCCGCTACAATCTTCTTGCAGATCGAAACGACCACATTCTCGCCGTAGGCAATCTTGCCGTAGCCGACATAGTAGGGCCATAGCGCGTGGACGGTAGGATCCTTGACGATGCACTCAGTCTTTCGACTTCCAAGCCGCGCCATTAGCCTTCTTCCGTGTAGGTCGCCACAGGCTTCGTTTGAGGCTCGTCCTGCAAGGTCGCTATCGCCTCTGCGAAGGCATGGTTGATCACGGGATACATACTCACCGCCGGGGTAGCATGAATCGCCGCGCATAGCCGCTCTAGGGCCATGCGCAGATCGTAGATCCGTTGCTTCGCGGCGTTACGCTCCGCGATTAGGCGGTATTCGTTATTCACCGCTGCCGTCCAACCGCGCAACGCACGCCTTGTAGTTGTCCAAGTTTCGACCCGAACACTCGGCATACCGGAAGGCACGCTCGTCGTTGCGGTTCACGTTGGCAACGATACCCCACGCAACAAGAACGATAAGGAACAGCGCGACAAAAATTTCAACAGGCTTGAACATCGGAACCTCCTTCCCGCCACCGTGACGGGCTTTCGATCAAGATAGCAGAATCAAACCGTGTGTCAAGTATTGTGTCCAACCCACCCACGATAGGCAGGGTCGCTCACAATAGACGCGAGCATCTCGCACGCCCGGTCCACATTCGCAGCCTCGACCATCACGCTTTCCACCATCTCGGCAGTCCTAGCGCGATAGACCTCGTATGAGATACGGGCCACTTTTGGAGTGACCTCAATGACCGATACAAACCGATCATACAACTGACCACTTTCACGCCACAGCACTTGCATCCCTTGCATCCTACCTCCTTGCAGAGACAATCCCTGCCAACGGAGCAAGATACTAGCAGACGGTCACAAGATCGTCAAGGACTTCTGCCGAACTTCGGAGCAGGCAGTCCGGGCGCGACTACCCAAAGTGGTGCAACCTCACGCTTGTCGTTGTCGAGCAGCCGCCTGCGCTTTTGCTTCCGACCTCGAATCATCTCAAGCGGAACATCTTGGGGGTTCCCCCCGGCATACGGCCACGGCGGGGGCGCACCAACGAGGAAACCCATAGGAACGGTTGCTATGTTGCCGCTTGTCGTCATGGTGCCTTCTTATCCAACTGCGTCCATCATCTCGTCAGCCGTAGCCTTGCCTCGTGGACTGTACCGATCATCTAACTTGGGATCCTCTGTCCGAATGTTGCGGAACTCAACATCGTTCTTCCCCGCAAACACATCGAACTGATAGATCAACTTGTCCTTGCCGACAATGCTAACCGACAACTGCTCTTGGCCCGACTTGGGGCTGCTGTATTCGGAATGCTTCAGCCTGCTCCAAATCTTCTTCAAGAACCTGCCGTTGGTGCCGCGAGACAAGTAGTTGAACCAAGCCTTTGGGTCGTACTTGATGCCTTCATCTTCCCGCTCGGCCCGACCATAATCGCTGCCGTCCGAAGCCCAATACGCTGCACCAAGTTCCCCAATCGGGTTCGGCCCTTCTACGCCTCTTGAAGTGTAGTAACTCTTTTTGAGGTATGTCTGCCCGCCCTTTAGCGGCTCAACATTATCCCTGCCGAACCACTTGGCCATGATGTCGAAGTCCGATGGCCCACCGTCCTTCTTGGCTTTGTAGGCTGTTTGGTTGGCCTCAACGAGCGAGATTAGACTGTTGATCAGTCGGCGCATACTCATCTTATCCTCCAAAAAGCGAAACGCCTGCACAAAGTAACCTATTCCGTTACTCCGTGCAAGCGTTGCACAGGCGCAATCAGTTGCGTT